TCTCCATGGCTCTAATTTACGGAATCACAATTTGGTCGTTCGTAGCGTTCCGTCCGTCTGAATCTGTATCCTCCAGCGGTCGCCTGCGCTGTCCTTCATGACAAGCGAATCGCTGAGGTTGATGAGTTCAATGCCATCGGACTTGACAAGCCCGGAAAACGATGCGGTCGCGTCATCAATCTCCAGCGCGTCCGTTCCCGCCACGGTAATGGTCACTTTCTCTGCCGCTGACGTGCCGTCGACTTCTATCTTGTTGTTTGTGTCCTCCTTCAGCTCCACCTTGTCCGTGGACGCAACAACGTAGGACTTGACGACTTCAATGTTGGACGTGTTCGCTCCAATGGCTGAGGTGATGGATCCACCGCCTGTGCCCGTGTAATCGATGTCATCGCTGTCAATGGTCACGTCGCCGCTCACTGGACTGACTCCGTTCACCGTGTCGACTGCACCGCCGCCCGGCTGCGTTGTAAAGTCCGCTGCATTCAATCCAACCTGCGAACCTGTGCCGATGACTGGCGGGTTGACGTCTTGCCTGTCCGCTTGGTCGCTGGCAATGTCAGTGGTGTCGCGTGTCAATTTAAAACCCTGCCACTCGGTAATCCGGCTGTTGGCATTAAAGGCCATTGACGTCGCCATGTAATAATCACTGCCGTCTTTAATAAGTTGATGCGGCCCGACGAGCTCATGATACAACTGCCCCTGCACACCTTTGGTTGTCGTGTTGTAAAGCCCCTGCACCTCCTCCACGCCCAAGCGGTGGATGGACAGCGTGCCCGTTGTGACATTGAGCGAGCGCCATCCTGTGGAATCCTCAAATACCGAGCCGCCTGTATCGACAAAGATGACGCCTCGGCTGTTGCTGCTCACGCGGTCGCCAATCAGTACCTCGCCTTGGTCGAGTGTGTTGCGGTTGCTGTCTTGGCCTGTGGCAGTGAACGCCAAGGTGTCGCCGTTGCTTGCGTCGGAATCCACCCAGTCAAGGCGGAATGGGCTAAGAATTCCGGTGTAAGTTGTTGACGTCGTCACAAGGGTCAGCGTGCCGCTTTCGTCTACGTCGTAAAGCGAGGCGGTGAAGTCGACGCCCGTGAGGTCAGCAGGCAATGCAGGCAGCACTTGGTCGAGCGTGAACACGACAGCGCTAAATGCCGATGCACCTGCGTTGCGGTCAAAGGTTGGGGTCAACGTGTCGAAGGTGTCGGCTGTTGCGCTCCATGATGTTGCGCCCATCGTGCCCGCTGTGTACTCCAGCACCGTGCCCGCTTCCATTTGGAAGTCATATGCCGTGCCGCTGAATGTTACTTCTCGCTTCAGGTAGCGCGTGCCCACCTGCAAGTTGATGCGAACAAGGAAGCGCCCCACGCGACCGTTGCCCGTTGTCGTGCCGTCGCCTTCGTATGTCAGCGACGCCGTGCCGCCAAGTTTCAGGAGTGTGCCGCTGGGGTAGTCGCGATCCGTATCGCTGAGGGTCGTGCTTGTCTTGAGGTTGTAGAGGCCGCTTAGCAGAATAGCGAGGTTGCCATTGTATTGCTGCGTCCGCTTCGTCTGCCGATAGGGTTGATGGAACTCATAACGCCATCCGCGCAGCTTGTTAAAGCCAGCGCCGATTGATTTGTCAATCTGTGTATCGGTAAAGCTCGTGCTGCTCGTGCCGTCAAACAGCAGGCGCTCGCAGTCAATGCTCTCTGGATCGTCTTGATACGCACCGATGGGCATAAAGCGAAAGAGACCGCCGTACTGCATGAGCCGAGCGTTGTAGGTCTTGCAAATGGACTCCAGCACATCGTACGTTGAGACGATTTGATTGACTCCCTCGTCATCCGGGTTGTTCCAAGTGAGGTTGAACACCTTGGCGCTGTTGAGGTGGTCGGTCACGCTGACGCCATCGTCGACGCTGTAGAAGTCGTTTGCGTAAACGAGGAACTGGCTTGACGACGTGTAAAAATGTTCCACCTGCCGCAACTTCAGAAGCGCCTCGTGCACGTGGCCAATGACTGTCTTGGCTTGATAGCTGAGGTATGGCGTGCCATCGTCGTCGTACGGCACGTCCTGAAGCGCTCCGAGGTCGTCTGAAGCCGTTATCTCTGCCCTGATGGGGTAATACTCATCGAGGTAGCTGACTTGGTCTGTGAGCACCGTTCCTGTCCAATACAGCACTGGAATCGTGGCAATGACTTGGTAGATGCCGACCGAGAAGCGACCTTCCACGTTGCCAGCGATGAGCGTCATGATGTTCTCGTCGGTGGCGTCCTGCATCACAAACTCAATCGTCGCGCTGCTGGTAATAATCGGGTTGACCTTGTTCCTGATGTCGCCGTCCCACTGCACCTTGAAGCCTTCGCCTGAAAGCGTCAGCAGGTCAACCGCGCCGCTCCACTGCGTATCAAAGATGTCCACGCGCCATTCGCCGCCTTGGTCATCCTTCATTTCACCTCTGTATCGTACTGCTCCCATTAGAATCCTCTTGTTCGGTTACGTTCAAAGTTTGCCCGCTCGTTGCTGAGCAGGATGTCGCGCCCGCTGATGCGCCCGGTCACTGTCACGTTGCCGCCTGCGCCGCCCATCATTGATTGCAGTTTGTCTAGTGGCGCAATAACCTCCGGGTTTGTTGACGCGCCGCTGTACTCGCCCACCATTGCCAAGGTCGGGCCGCTGACGATGCCGCCTGCCGCAAACTGAGGAATGCCAAGTCCGCCTTTCATAAATGCGCCAAAGCCACCCGTTGCCACTGATGAGCCCGGCAGCAGCAAGCTGATGACAGCAAAGGCCGCCGCCATTGATGCCAACTGAATCAGCAAATCGGTGAGTACTTGTTTCATAAAATCACCAAAGGACTGCGTGCCATTCATGAGTCCAGTGAACAAGTTGCTAAATGCGTTTGTCAAGTTGCCCTTGATGTTCTCAGCAATGGCTGTGCTTCGTGCCTCCAGCATATCAAGAGCGTTTGCCGCTTCGTCTGCTGTGCGGTCTATGCCTTCCATAGACGTGCCGAGATCCACGTTTGCGCGGCCGCCTGCCATCATCAAGCCGCGCTTTTCTTTCTTGGGTGTGACAGCTTCCGAAACGCCTTCAAATGCCTTTGCAAGTTTCTCCTGCTTTTCTTTTGCAATGTCAATTGCTCGGCCCATCAGCGTGAACGCCTGCGCCGTGCGCTCCACTTCATCAGCAACCTTTGACTCTGCTTTTTCACGTTCCTCAGCAAGCGCCTTAAGCCGTTCGTCGGCCATTGCTGACCACTCCTTGTTGTCAATTTCTTTTTCAATTGCGCTGATGGTTTCCTCCAGCGCCTCAACCTTCATGCGATGGCGCTCAACGCTTTGTTGATGCAACCTGCGCTCGACGGCGTCGCCAGTCAAGACCTGCCTTTTGAGCGCGTCGTATGCTTTGCGCTCCTGCTCTAATTCCTCCTGTAGTTCCCGCAGCTTGTTCTCCTCAAAGCGCTTTGCTTCTGCGTCACTCAGGCCCTCAATGCTCTTTTTTAAATTAGCGACCTCATCGTCTGCGTCTTTTGCCGTTGCGCCGTAAAGTGCTACCACGCCCACAAATGCAGTAAGCCCTGCAATCACCAATCCGACAGGGCCAGTCATTGCGGTCATTGCAAGTTTAATAGCAACAATGGACTGCCCCAACGTGCCGAGCACGACAATTAGCGGCCCAATAGCACCCGCGATTAGCGTGGCGTTAACAATAAACTTTTTGGTCTCCGGACTGAGCTTCTGAAACCTTGACACCAAATCGCGCAGGTAGTCGATTGTCGGCTGCAAAACGTCAACCATGATTTTGCCGAACTCCTCCTGCAAATCGCCAAAGCTGTTTGCAAGCTGAGTGAATCCACCGTCCGCTTTGGCTGCTGCTTCTGCCGAACCGCCGTACTGGTTATTCAGCTCGTCAAGGATGAGCGTCTGCGCCTCAGCAAGTCGCCCGGTCTCAGCCAGTGATTTGATGACCTCTTTCTGCTCCTCGCTGAACTGAATGCCGGATCGTGACAAAGCGCTCAGGTTAGCCACCGGATCGTTAAGCGCCTTGCCCAGTTGAATGCTTGCGCCCTTGAGGTCACCGTCAAGCCTTGTGGCAAGGTCAAGCGCTGCCTGTTGCGTCCGTGCAAATTGCTCGCCGCTGATGTTCGTAAACGTCAGGAGCTGCGCGGTGGCATCCTGCAGGATTTGCTCATCACCAAACAGCGTCTTGGTCTGCAAGTCGCTCGCCATCTGCTGGAGTTGCTGGCTGGTGTAACCTACCTGCCCGCCCGTCGACTTAAGGCCAGCCTCCACCTGAGCGATTGCCTTGGCTTGTTGTTGGAATGCTTTCACCGCCGTGAAGCCGAGCGCGGCAATGGGCGCTGTGACATTCATGCTCAACGACTTGCCTAGCTGCTTCGTGCTCTTGCCGAAGTTCTTGATTTTTCGCAGCGACTTGCCGAGCGCCTTGTCGAGGTCGCGCGTGTTGCCGCCAATGGCTACTACGAGGTCGCTTAATCTTGCCATCCGTCTCTCATTTGTATTTCATCGAGCAGTTCCTCTTTACTGAGTCGCCGCATCTGCTTAGGTTTCACTTCATTCTCCCACGGGAACACCGCGAGGTCTTTGGGCTTCAATTTACGGCCTTTCTTGAGGTGCGGTTGAAGCACCAACATCCCCAGCCACCGGGTGCGTTCCCACTCGCCGCGCTCCCTCATCTCTTGGTGTTTGTTCCATCCCGTCACCGCGTTGTTAAACTCGTCCAGCGTCATGCCATAAAATGCAGAAGGGGATAGGCCGATCTGACCCATCCCCACCTGCTGCAATTGATTCCACGTTAATGGCTCGCTCTGCTCTACATTTTTTTTTCATCGCCTGCGCCAAGCGCTTCGAAAGCTACCTGCACGTGCGACAAGTCGACTGCGTCCATCACATCGTTGATGTTCATGTCGAGGTCTTGGCCTTCCGCCTTGCAACCTGCTTCGATGCCCACAAAGATGAGCCAAGCGCAAGCCTCTGCTGAAAGTTTGCTTGGGTCGCTAAGACCGAAGACGTTGACCTTTGCGCGCTTCTCAAATTTGGTGAGAGCGCCGAGAGTGTACCTCAGTGGGTATTCTTTGCTGTTGATTTCTATCATGAGATTGTTGCGAGTGAGACAGTACCTGTTGATTCAAAGGTAGCTGAATAAGTCGCCGTGTCCTCAGTTCCGCCTGACAATTCTAAGCTAGTCAAAATTGCCTCAGAAAAAACTGATTGGTCTCCTGTTTGTTCAGTGCTAAACTTAAGAGTCACTTCAGTGCCAGCAAGCAACAGAGTTGCAAGGTCTGCCGTGCTTTCGTTAACCGCTTCAGTGTAGTCGATAAGACCGTTGACGCTATAAGTGGCTGAGCGCAAGCCGCGAATGAGCTCGCGGTACCCGCCGCTTTCCTTTGTGGTTACGTCAATCGTCTCGACGGACATTGATACGGATACATCTTGCGCCGCTGCTACGAGCGTGTCCTCGACATAAACGCCGAGCAGGGTTGCGTTAAAAACTGCCATGATTATTCTTGTTCTGAGTTGTTATCTTCTTCGGTCTTTGGTGCTGCTTTCGGCTTGGGCGGGTCAAGTGCTCCTGCCTTTTTCATCTTGGCTGCGAGCTCGTTGGTAACGGTTGGCTCATCGCCTGCTTTCCAATGCTTGCGCCCGTGCTTGTACGCCTTGAACAATTTCACCTTCATGACCGCAATTTACTTATTTCCAAATTAAGCCGTGACGCCTTGCCGCGCGTTCGCAGTGACCGGGATCCAGCGTTTCAAGTTGATGCCGCACCCACTGCCCCACCTTGCTCAGTTGCCCGATGCTGTGCGCTTTGCCGATGACCGCGCTGGCTGGATAGTATTCTCCAAAGCACAACTCGCTGCCCGGCAGGATGAGCCAAGCCGTGAGCCAAGTGGCCGCCACTGCATTGAGCACGCTGGACATCTTCACTCCCAAGCCGTAAACATCCATCATCATCTTGGGCACATCAAACATCAACAGGTATGTCGCCCACCTGAAGACGCGCACGATGAAGCCGTAGACGATGCCGATGGGATAGCTGATGAGCGCCAAGGTCACCAGCGCAATGAATCGTAGCGCGTTCATATCTCGTCGTCTTGTGGAAACCAACCATTTTCCACCATGTAGTCATGGTCACGCAGCGTCGTCGTGCTTGGGATGATTGCGCCAAATGGGAACTTGTCTTGCGTGTGGATGTACCCTTGCAACGTCACCCGCTCCGTGTCAGTCAGGTCGGGGAACATCGCCACGAGTTTTTCGAGGTTCGCCTGTGGGTGCACCGGAATAATGTACGCAGGGTCAACTTGCAACGCGCATTGCACGCCGTCCGGATGCGTTACGATGCCGAACACCTGCCCGTCTTTTTGGTAGTCCGCCTGCACCGCAAGCGGCACGGTGATGTTGTAAAGTTCCCGCGTGATTTGCTTGGCTCGGGTGGCGCTATCCAACACGCCGACGGGGAGGACTATGATGTACTTGCTCATGGCGTGTAGATGTTATAGTAGTCGTTGATGTTGGTTTCGATGCCGGTGCGGTTGGTGGATTGGTCGGAGGGGTAAATAATAATTTCTTGCACATCAAGGTGGTAGTATGTATAAGTCCCCGCAACATTTCTTGAACTTATCGCCAAGTAATCACTGCTGACCGCTCCAATATTTGCGGACACAGAATCAGAATATGTACCATCAACCGTTACATCAATAACGCTGCCATCCCAATTAGCAAAAGACAGATGTTGACTTGAAGTCGTAGCGTTAGCGGTTGCAAATGCTCCTCCAGAAGAACCATCACCATATAGACGAGATTGCGAAAAACTTGGAATGCTATGTGATAGCTGGTTTGATGTATTGTTCTGATAGCTGACATACATCTGAAAAGCATCAGTATTGGATTTTGCAACAACTACAGAAGCGTATGACGTAAAAGATGTATTGCTAAAATTTAAATCTATCAAAGCGTCGTTGCTTCCATCAAACCGCACCGCTGGCTTGCCGTTCTCCGTGACCACGCCCGTCGTCCCGTCGTAAATCTTCGGCTGGCTTCCCGTAGCCGTCTGAGTCGCGTCGTTCCCGTTCGCTTGGTCGTACCAAATCTTTACGAAGCCGTCCGTGCCTGAGCAGAAAGTTGCCAGCGCTGTCGTATCAAGGTCGCCGTTGCCATCAAATCCGATGTCCTGTTCTGCGTTGTCGGATGCACGACGAACTCGGATGGCGCTGCCTTCGTAGGTGCTGTCAAGCAATCGCAGCGAATATGCCGCCGCCGCGCCGGGGTAGTCGTCAAGCAAGCCCGTTCGACCTGCAACCTCCGTGCGTGTGGCGTAAACGGTTATCGGTGCGCCTTCTGTCTTGAGCAGGTTGTTGAATGCTGTCAACATCTCCGCGTATGTGGCGTCCGTAGCAAGCCCCGCGTTGGTGTATCCGCTCGTCGTGCCGCTGTCGCCGAATGCTCCCGCCTTGTAGTACAAGACGCGCTCCTCAACATTGCCTTCACCCACTGCTGCGGTCAAGTCCTGCGTGACATATCCGTCGCCGTCGGCTGTCGCTGTGTAGTACAATTCAACCGTCGCGCCTACACCTACGGGCATCTCGGACAGCGCCTCGGTGCGGTATCGCTGATGGTAGCCCTTGCCCGGTGCCCACAAGCGAATGAACAGCCGTCCGGTGTTGACCTGCTTGCGGGTGACGATGCCGATGGGGTATTCGTTCTCAATCGTGTCGAAACTGCCGTCGCTCTGTGGGTAGAGGATGTCTCCGACTTCAAAGTCGTCCGTGTCAATATTCCGCAGTTCGCCGTACACCTGCGCGTGGCCGTCAGCGCCGCCTGCTATCTGTTCGCTGATGACCCCAACGAGGTTCTTCCTGTCGTCGACTGCCGGGTCAAACAACTCCACCTTGATGCGGTCGCCCTGTGCGCCTACGGCTTTGACCACCTGCCCAACTGTCAGTGCAGTGCTTCGGTACGAATTGCGAACCGGAACTACCACCTGCCCAACGCCGTCCGCTATCCATTGGTTGGATGCCTCATCAAATACGAGCGCCTGCCTGTCGATGGCGTCGCCAAGTTCTGAGTCGATGCCTTCCAACTGCGTCAAGCTGAGCGCATCGTTGCGCCATTCGCCCGCTGCTTCGTTGTAGACGAGTGCTTGATTGTTTGCAGGTGTTGTGATGGTGACGTCAGTCAGGTCATCCAGCGCCGCTACCGTGCTCGCGTCCTCCGGCCCCCATGAGTCCGTTGCCGCGTCGTAGGTGAGCACTTGGTCGTCGGTTGCGCCTGTGGTGTCGACGTCAGCCAAGCGGCCGAGCGTGACGTCCTCAATCGGCGATCCCGTGGCAATCTGCACGTCGTCGCGTTTGACTCGGACTATGAAGGTCAGCTCCTGCGCGTACTGCCGTGGTTGGTCACGAACTGAAACCGCAACGTCGTCAAACTGGATGCTTTCGACGTTGACTGTGTTGTAGGTGCCGTAGACGCGATCCAAAGCCACGCGAGCCACGCCGCCCATGTCTGCAGCTTGGTCGTAGCTGCTTGATACGCAGATAACCTCAACGCGCACCTCATCGATTACCGCAGGCCCGTCGTGCGTATCGTCGGGGTCGACACTTGTCACGCGGTAAACGATGAAAGGCGCGGCTGCATCCTGTGGAGCCACTTCGGGATAGATGCGCGTCGTGATGGCGCTGACGCCCGCGTTGTTTGCGAGCAGATAGTAGATGGCTTTTCCTGCGTTCATTGCTTTCCTTTGGATGCTGCTTTTGCTGCTCGTGCAATTGCTTTTTCGTAATCCTTTTTCATCTGCCGCAAAGCTGGGCCGATTGACTTGCGCTTTGCCCTTTCGATTGCGCCAATGTTCCTGTTTCCACCAGTGCCACCGTACTGCTGAGCGAGGTACGTGTCACCTGATTCGACAAACGTCTGGAACCACGCATCCGCTGTTGCTTTTGCCTTTCGGCCTGTTTGCGGCCCTGCAAAGTAGCTTGTTCCGCCTCGCTCAATCAGCCACACCTTCACCGAATCTTTGTACTGACCCGGCACGACCGGGCGGCTTCGGCCTGCAATCCAAATCTCTTCGCGGCTGTCTTTGATATTTGCCTCCATCGCGTCCTCAATCTTCTTACCAGCCTTGCGGTGAATGCGCTTGACTGTCCGCTCGTTGCCCAGCTCCTTTTGGAACTTCTTGATGTTCTTAAGGAACTCAACCACACTCTTATCAAGGCTAAAATCAACTTCCATAAGTCGTATCATTTAGCTGGCACATGATGAGCAGCTGGTCGTTGCGGCCCTGCTCCTCGATGCCTGTGATGTCAAAATACTTGCCGTCGTAAACGAGTCGGTCTTTGGTGGTCACGCCGCGACTGTCTGTACTGCTGCGAATTTTAAAAACCAGCTGCTTCGCGGCTGTGTCTTGCCTGTTTGCGATTGCCTCTTTTGCGCCGCTTGTCTTTTGCAGTTCCGCCCACACGGTTATCAGCGTCGCCCACGTTGCCACCTTCTCGCCATAGCCGTTGGTGGTTTCGGTTGCCCGCTGGATTGTGATTCGTCTGTCGCTCTTGCCGATAATCATCCTACGATGCGATAAGGAGAAAGAACAGAATGCAAACCGAGCGGCACCTCGTAGCTCTGTGAATACGCTACTGCTTGCCGTGCTTCGTAAAGGTGAGCCACCATCAGCCGCACTGCGTGGATGAGTGGCGTGGGGATGTCGGCCTCGGCGTATCCGATGGTCATGTTGACCTGCACCGCGTTAAATGTGTCGTCGTAGAGATCGGGCGCGTTCTCAAACGTAATGCGTGCGGGCTTGCGCTTAAGGTCAGCCCACCACTTCGCCGTGTCCAGCGTTTGGCTGTCGCCTGATTGGTCGACGTAGGTCACGGAGCTGATGGCGCTGACCGGCCCGACCGGGATGGCGCAGGTGTAAAAAGCATCCATGTACATCACTGCCGTCACATCACCGAGCCGCGTGTTGCAGTAGTCCTCTACCCACTTGATTGCCGCGTCACGATAGGCTTCGATTAGCGTGTCTTCGTCGCTGTGGTCGACGCGCAAATGCGCCTTCAGGTTTGCCACGCTGATAACGCTGTCGAGGTCTGGCGTGCTTGTTATTTCTATCGTGCCCATGTCGCTAAAATACGAAAAGGGCAGAAGCCGAAACTTCCACCCTTTCCAACCTGACGAGATGAATATCTTATGCCGCTTCGCAGTCGGTGACGATGCTGAACGCACCCGGCTGGCGGATGGCAACGTCGAAGAACCGGTTGACGTGCAAAGTAACCTGTGCATTGCCTGCCGCGCTGTATGGGTCAACCAAGAGGTCGAGGCCACCGAAGTAAGCGAGCAACAAGCCCTGTGAGAAGTTACCGAACACCATCTGACCCAATGGGCCTGCTGCATTCACGAGGTAAGGCGTCGCAGTGGCTGGGTAGCCGTTGAACGTGTTTGACGCGAGGTCGAACAACGCGCTGACAGCGCTAACCTGAGCAACGTTCTTAGCGAGCTTGTAAGCCTCTGGGCTCATCGCGTAGCGAGCGCCTGCCAAGTTTCCGCCTGCTGCCAAAACAGCGCTCTCCATAGCTACCGCCAAGGCCGCAGTCATGTCGGTGTTAGCACCGCCTGTTGACTGGTCGTCGACGTCGGTGTCGGCCAAGATGATGTCAAAAGCGCGGTCATCGATGTAAGCATTCATCGCTGCGCTGAGGTCGTTTGCAATCAAGCGGTCGACGTCGTTTCCACCCTGAAGAATCAACTGCTTGGTGTAAGTTGACTTGGCGCTGACACGCTCAGGAGTCATAGTCACGCTGTCCAAATCCAATCCTGAAGCTGCATTTGCATCGGCTTCGCCTTCACCTGTTCCAGTAGCCTTGGTGGCTACGCGAGGGAACTGGAGGTTTCCAGTAGCGTTGCGAATAACAGTCGTGCCAAGCTGCTCGATAACAGTTGGAGCACGCAAAGCCTCGATGGCTGCTGGTACGGCAGTTGGGATGAAGCCAGTACCTGAGCCAGTGGTTGCGCTGTGCTCGTCGGCGTCACCCAATGCACGCAAAGCGATGGAAGGGATAGCGATTTGGCCAGCCAACTGCAAGCCCTGTGAGCGAGCCTCTTTGTTCGCTTCCTGCGCCCACTCAGCTTCTGCGCCTTCCAAGTTGCGACCGTTGGCAACCTGAGCAACCGCCCGGCTGATGGAGAACGCACCGTGAACCCGCTCAACTTCGCGTTGCTCTGAAGTCGATGCAGTTCCGCCCTGAGCCATCCGCGCAACCATCTCCTGCTCACGCGTCTTGTGCTTAATCTTCACATCGAGGTCGGCAATCATGCCATCCAACTTGTCAGAGCGCTCCTGCTCTGCTTCTGTCATTACTCGGCCTTCTGCGTCCGCAGTGTTACCGATGGCGACGAACTCATTGTAATATTCTGAGCGTTGCGCCTTGAGGTCTTTCAAAGTCATGTTCTTCGTATTTGTGTTGTGCAATTTACGCACTTCTGATTTTTCAACTTTTGGCTTGTCTTCCACCTGCTCCTCACGAACCTCTTTGTCTTCCACTTGCGGCTCTTGCGCTGCTGCAAACTCGCTCCGTGCCATGACGGACGCCTGCGCGTATGCTGGATATGTGACTGGCGAAACGTCCAGCAACCGACCAACCTTGTCAATGGAGCGCAATGACTTGTCCTTGTTCCAGCTTTGTTCGCTGATGGTGAAGGCAAAGGATGACTGTGTGATGTCGCCACGCTGAATCATCTTGTACAAGTCGCGTCCTTGCGTCGTGTCGCTGAGAACGCCCTCGTAACGCAGACCTTCGTCATCAACCGACAAGCTGAGCGTGCCGTTGGTCGTCCGTGCCAGCGGCGCGCCGTCGTGGTTTAGCAGGAGCCGGACGTCGTCGTTCATGACGTCATCAAATGCGCCCGGTGTAATCATCTCCCGGAAGTATCCGAGGTCGGTCTCTTGATTGAAGACAGCTGCGTACCCTACGATACGCATCTCGTCGCTTTCGCCTTCTGCGCGGACTTCCATCGTGCGCAGCTCGACGTTGTCGCCGTATTGCCGTTGCAGAATTTCGTCTTGTTTATTGTTCTGTTGTTCCATCGCTTGAAATCTTGTCGCTGTATGCACCGAGGCGATCCAGCGCGATTTGATTGACTTGTACTGTGTGCGTGTCGCCACCATCCACCGGGTTCATCTCCTCTTTCATCCGCACCTCGTTGATTGACAGCGCGCCGATTTGCGTCATCTCCCGGTAGAACGTCGCCCGCGCTTGCATATCGCCACGGAAGAGGTCGTTTAGGTTGAACTTGCTGTAGATGCGTGGCCGCTCGTTTGCCATCAGCAGCTTGCGGTCTATTTCCTGCTCGATTCGCTTTGCCCACGGGCTGATGGTGTGGCGCGCAAACATGAGATTCTGCTGTTCCACATTGTTGTAAGTAGTCTGCGACTCAAGCTGTACCAGCGCAGGTGGAACGCTAAAAATGCGGCAAATTTCCTCAGCTTGAAACTTGCGTGTCTCAATAAATTGCGCTTCATCGGGGCTGATGCTGATGCGGTTATACTTGAAGCCGAACGGCAGCAGCTTGGTGCCAGCTTGCCCGCTGGCCTTGTTCCAACTGCCCTGAATCACCGTCATCTGCTCCTTTGTGAGCGGTTGGTCGCTAGACAAGATGCCCGTCATTTGGCCATCGGATCCGAAGTAGTTTGCACCGAAGTCCTGCGCGGCCTTGGCAAGACCGAGGTTCTCGCGATGCAATCGGATGGGCGACTTGCGCTGAAGGTTGCAAATCTCCAGCATATTCTCAGGCTGAACCATGCCGTAGTCCTTCACCCGGTAGATGTATCCCTCCTCGGTTTCGGTTGGCATCCGGTCAACCTCGTAGTAGTCGGCAATGAGCATCCGCCGCGCGTAACCGCTGCCGTCGCGCTCGATGATGGCGTAACCGCAGCCGTTGATGACAGCGTGAGAAATGATGGTCTCCCAAAACTCGTAAGCGGTCATCACTTGGTTCGGCGTGTCCTTGATGACGCCGTACGCTGGGTGGTTGTCCGCTGGTGTGATGTTGCGACCGTTGCGCTCGTAGATTTCGAGGTTGAGCGAAGCCAGTGTTGACGCGATTTTGTACGTGCAAGCGTACACCGTCGAGATGGCAAGCGCCGATTGCTCGTTCACGTTTGCGCCTGCGACAGTTTGCGCGTAAATGCCCAGCTCCTGCGGAATCGCATTTGCGTCGTATTTGCCCACTCGGTAGCGAAATAACGCCTGTACTCGGTCTTTAAGAGTCGCCATTGGGCGCAATTTACGAGTTTACAGAGAAATGATTTCGAGCTCGTACGCCTCGTCCGGTTTGGCCTTCATGTGCTCGCCAATCGCCATGATTGCCGCGACGATGGGGTCAATTTTACCCTCGCTCTTTTGCTTGTCTACTTTGATGTTGCCTGCTGGATCAGTGCGAATGGCCACATTGGACAGCGCCCAGCGCAAAATCGGGTCGCCATCGTGGTAAATTTTGCCTTGTCGACAGAGCAATTCAAACTGCTTCGTGGGTGCTGACATCGATACGAAACCTTGACCAAACGGCACGAGCGGCACGCCGTCATCGGTCAAATTGATGGCAATTTGCGTCGAATTGTAGCGGTCGAAGGCGATTTTCTGCAGTTGCAGCGTGTGCATCAGGCTGTTTTCATCCACTTGCTGCGTGCCGTCAACGTAATGCACGCCGCTTACTTTCCGCCTGATGGAGGCGTAGTCAGTCACGTTTCCGTCGGTAATATGGCAGTTTGAGAGGTGCTTGAACTGCTGGTAGATGTGATTCGGGTCTTTTTCGAGAGCGCGGTCGATGGCATCAGATGGCAGCCAGTATTGCCCTTGCAGATAGTATCCGCCATCATGCGGGTAAGCCATGACCAGCGCCGTCATATCAGAGACCGAAGCCAAGTCAAGGCCGGCCCAGCACTCGCCTTCGGGCTTCAAATCAGGATCCTCGCCCTGCGTCCACACTTCCGCAGGTATCCAAGTTTCCGCCGCGTTTACTTGGGTGTTGAGTCGCTTGGTTTTGAACTCGACTTCTTTGGATCCGCCCTGATTCACCGCCTGATTAAACTCCCGCCGCATCTCGTCGATGTTCATGGCGTCGTGCAGGCTCGGATTTGCCTTCACCCAGTTTGCCTCATCCGTCCAGTCGTCATCCTCGTCAAGCTCGTACATCAAAGCAAACTGCGCCTCGTCCTCAATGTGACCGTCCAGCACGTTGCGGCAATACTTTTTTAAGTGCTTGAGCGGCCCGTCAGGGTTGAAGCCTTCCGTAGTGATTGTCAAGTGTAGGGCATTGGGCCGCTGGCCTTGCGATGACTTCAGGACATTGAAGACGTGGTCATCCGGGTGCGCATGGTACTCGTCGATACAGGCAAAATGCGTGTTCAAGCCGTCCATCGAGTCGTGGTTACTGCCCAAATACGCCAACCTGCCGCCGCCTTTCTTCGGGGTGATGTCGTGCTTGCGGACTGTCAGATACGACCGCACCGTGTTCGATGCCTGCGCCATGAAGTAGGCATCTTGAAAGGCAATCTTGGCCTGATCGCGCTTGGTCGCTGCATAGTACGCCTCCGGTGCGCCCTCGCCATCGAGCACCATCATCAGCAAACCGATGCCAGCCGCCAACGTCGTCTTGCCATTCTTCCGGCTGATCAGAATAAGCGCGTAGTGAAAGCGCCTAAACCCATCGGATCCATACCACCCGAACAGGTTCCAAATAGCAAACTGTTGCCAAGGCAGCAGCTCAAACGGCTTGCCAGCAAACTGACTCTTGTAGTGCCTCAGCGCCTTGGGAAAAAATGCGCAGTACGCAGCCGCTGTCTTTGGCCTAAACTCCAGCCCGGTCTCGTCCATCCGGTCGAGGTCGGTGAGGTAACGGTCACAGGCTTTGACGACGTACTTGGGCGCGTTGATTTTGCCGAGCGTCACATCGACAGCGTAACGGTGCGCTGGGTGTTCAGTCCAGTTCTGCACGCAGCTCGTTGATGATGTCAATGTCCGGCTCCAACTCCACTTCGATGCGCTTGCGGCTTGCTGGTGTCATGCCAAGTTCCTTCAGGACGACAAGGTATTTGCTTCGGGACTCCACAAGCATCTGATGCTCCGGCCTGTGCTTGGTCATCGTGCCGCCGTCGCGATTCGTGAACTCGTACGTGTATCCCTTCTCATCAATGATGGCTTGCAGCTCAGCAACCTCCACCGCCAAACTTGCGGCCATTTGCAAAGTGTCCTCGTCGAGTTGATGATAGTGGCCAGCACGAACAAGTTCAGATCGGATGCGCTCGTATTGAATTTTTTGTTTCTCAGTCATGATTTTCGGCTTTGCACAAAATTGACCAATTTGGGCGGATTTTGCGTGTTTTTTGCAAGCTGTTCGGTTCGCTGAATCATCGAAACGCTCTGTAACCCGCGCCAGTGCTCACTTTTCCAAATTCGGAAGGAAGCTCAGATTTTGTGCTTGGAAGT